TTTAGCCATGCTCTTTCCGATGTAGGCGAGGTTTATGAGCATTACCGACTAAATCCTTTGGCCGAAGGCCCAAATCTTATATGAAAACTAGCCTACCGCTCATTATTAGTGGCCACTGTACTGCCGTCTAATAATAATAATTCGTTAAAATCTAGCGAACTCTTGTATCTTTTAGCGGTATATATATGCTTTTTTTGAGGTTTAAACGGAAGTGTATATATATAATAGCCTTTTTAGGTACTAATATGGATAAGGAGACCATTGAAAGAATTGAAAATATGATAAGACAAGCAATAAAAGACATGTTTGATGAGAATTATTGCCCTCATGGGACTGAATGTCGCTTTTGTAGGGAGGATTTAGGATGAAATTTACTTGTTTTAACTGCGGTACAGAGAAAGAATGTCCTTGTTGTGGTGCTGAAGTATGGGAAGAAGGTATTACTTACGACTCTGATGACTTTTCATACGAGTTACAAGAGAGATTAGTGTATTATCATGAGTGTTGTGAATGTGGATCTACTAGGGTGGAAATGTAATGGCAAGAACAAATAAAACTAAACTAGTTAGTTTAGATGATGAATGTTGGAGGATCATACAAACTGAATCTAAACCAAGAATGCAATCTGTCTATATTAGAAATGCAATTAGACATTATTATAGATGGAGACAAGCTGATACAACAACATTAGTAGAAATAGAACAACAAGAAATCATAAAAGATGTCTTAGATCAGAGGGATGAAGCGATAATGAAAATAAAAGGACTGGAAAAACGTCTAGAGCAACACATAGAGATGGAAAAGCCTAGATTGAAGAAGTGGTGGCATTTCTTTTTTATTGGATTTAGATAATTTATGATCATTACAATAAAAATTGATTTCCAATTATACCTGCACCTACTAGAATTGCTAAGATTGCAAACTTGGAAAGGTCTAAGAACTTACTAACAACTTCTTTTTCGTTGTCGTCCATTATTATCACGCTTGAGATTTGTTTCTTGTCATAGCAAGTGCGCCTTTCCAATCTGTAAATTCATACTTATCAAAAGTAATCATATAATTCATGGCTACATCAGCAGCATTTAGAATTGTAATGAATAAATCCTGAACAATTAAGTTATCAGGATCAATAAAACTTCTTGCATCTTGAGTAACATTTTCAAACCCACCAGTTATTGCATCTGCAGCTACAAATGTATTCAAGGCTGCATCAATAAAATTTTCTCTAACTGTAGGTAATCCTGATTCAGTTGCTAGTCTTCCAATGCCTGAAGTAGTACTTGGAGATCCACCAGTAAAATTATTAGGATAAATTTGGAATCCTGTTACAACATATCCCGTATTAAATCTGCCATCATCAAGAACTATTTTCTCTTCTACTAAATGAGATGCTATTCCTTTTGCTGTATAACTTCCTATCTTCTTCATTTCTTTTTCCTCCCTTTTGGTGTTTTCTTAAATGCTCTAGACATTGATTTAAAATTGACTTGTCCTTTTTTAGAACCGGATTTGTATTTGTGTTTGTTCTTATTTGCTTTGACGTACTTTTGCCAGGAGTTAAGCTCTCGCTTAGCAGATTTCTTAACAGTTCTTCCTACTGCCCTTTGTGTTTTCTGGGCACTTCCTATTGCTTTGTCAACAACACCTAGACCTATCATTGTAGCTCTACCTGCTAGTTGTGCTTCTTGTGGTTCCATCCCTCGGGATTGAAAACCAGCTACAATTAATTGTTCAAGCGCAGTCTCTACTAAATCTTGGTTCTTTTTACTTACCATTGTAATCACTGTTGGCTTAATGCTAATGCGACACTGTTAGCCTGCGAAGCCGGGGTCAACTCACATTCCATCACATATGCTACTTTGACATTGCCTGAGTTTAATGCTACGCTTAGGTCTACGCCCAAAAATAGCGTATCGACAGCACATAAATATCCTCTGGAATATTTTTGTGGGGCTATGTCAAAAGTTTCTTCAGCGTTAGTAGTTTGATAAGAGCCTGAAGCTACTTCACCATTGTATAGTTGTAATGATCCAGATGCGATTAGTGATTTATCATCCGCAGTAACTAAACCTGCTTGACTTTGTGTAGTTAGTTGATGAGATATTTTTGCGTTACCGTCTGTTGCTATTGGGTTTACTATTGTTTCATCTGTTATTTGCACAGATATGTTTAAAATTTTGAGTAATGTGCTTTTTTGAGTGCCGAGATTGACAAAACTTCCGAGATCAATTTCTGATTGTGTATATGTCGTTCCGTTCGATTGTACTATTCCTCTGATAAAAAATGAATCACTTTTAGCCATGCTCTTTCCGATGTAGGCGAGGTTTATGAGCATTACCGACTAAATCCTTTGGCCGAAGGCCCAAATCTTATATGAAAACTAGCCTACCGCTCATTATTAGTGGCCACTGTACTGCCGTCTAATAATAATAATTCG